GCTCGCCGATCAACCGACCTTCACCGACGGCAACGACGCGCCCCTTCGAAGACTTTGTCTGCGCGATTTCCGGAATGTGCAAGCCGCGTTTCATCTCCGCATCTTCGTCGATGCGCTTGATGATCACTTTGTCGCCGAGCGGTTCAAGATCGAGCATCGTTTTCCGTTTTGTAAGAGGCGAGCGGAACGAAGTTAAAGCCCCGTTCCGCCCGGTGTCAAGGTTAGCTGAAATAACCCGTCGGAATCTGCGCGTTTTGGATGAATGCCCCAGCACGCACGTTCGAATTGAAAACATTGAACGACGTGACGAAGTAAAACACTGTCGACGCGTTGATGCCGCCGCTGGCTCCGATGGTCGGGAAAATGGTCTGCCCGTTGACATCGTACAAGTCCGACGCCTTTAATTCACCGATACCCCAGTAGCGCAAACAAAGCGCATCTACGCGGCCTGGAGTCGCGTGAACCGATTTGACCATGTCGTATCCGACAAACGTTGCCGGCGTGAATTTCTTCAGCATGTCTTGCGAAGAATCGCCTTTGATTTCCTGCTGATTTGTTATCGCAACTTGAACCGCCAAATTTTCGATGGCGGCAGCCTGATCTACGTTGAGATACCAAACCAAATCAGCAAGCGCGGGAGTTTCGTTGCCGAGTGCGAGGGCAATTTTACTGACAACGAGTCGGCCGATCGGCACGGTGATCGCGGCGCCGGCAAGATTCACGGTCGGCGTACTGAGCCGGCCAGGAAAGTTGCTGCGCGCGAGTCCGTTGAGCGTGCCCGAATTGCCGTTCACCTGATAAGCCTTAACGCCCATCAAGGAAGTATTCGCGCCGCCCGATGCGCCGTTCACAACGAGCAAGTCGCCCGCAATGGTGCCGGCCGGCAGCGGATTCGCGCTCCAAATCGTATTCACTACGCCATCGACGTAGGAAATCTGGAACGAACCGCGGCTCACGCCGCCAACTGACGGGAAAACTTGCACAATCTGGTTGTCGTAAAACTGATTCGCATTCGAAACGATGATGTTCGAAAACGAAGGCCCAGCAGGACCGCTTCCGCTCGAGGGAGTCGTCACTGTCGCAAGAGTTCCGGAGCCGTCGCCCTGGAGATCCGCGTCAAGATTCGATTTGAATTGCTCGAGCGTGTGCGTGAATTCCGAAGCCTTCACCTGGACGCGAGACTTTTTGCCCGTCTCGGTCGACCAAAGTGCTTGCGCCGTAATTTCGCACGCCTCGGAGAAACTGATTGGCGTCAAGAACTGCGCGGCATAGAAACTGCCCGTGCCGCGGCCCATGTCGCCACCATCCGCCGAGAACTGCTGGTGCGTCGAACCTGCCGCGACGCGCATTGGAACGCGCAACGACGGCCGGCCCGTCGGATCGAACGTTGAGCCGGAACTGCCGCCTGTCGATGTCGACATCGGAAAAACTCTCCCGGCTTTCTTTAACCGCGCATACAGTGTGTCCTCGGTGAGCATCAGGTCTGGAATTTCTTCCCTGACGGTCTCGAGCTCCACCGCCTGCACCGCGGCTTCGTTAAGAGCAGCCATTGGCCACTCCATGGTGGACTTATCGTTTGCGGTTTCGCCGCCTGAATCGGCCAGCTTCGCTGCTGCTGTTTGTGGAACGATAGTGAGCGCCCGAAGGCGCCTTGCTACATTGCGTTTCTCAGGCTCGAGTTTTCGCTTTAACGAGACTGCGGACTCGATCGAGGAACTGAGAGCGCAAAAACTTGATTATTTTCTTGGCACTTTGAAGTGAGCAGCAGCCGGGGGGATGACTGTACCATACGTCACGGTCATCGAAGCCGGCGCGGTGATCTGTATCGTCAGCGTGTCGACTTCCTGCGTGTTGCCTTGGCTGTTTGTCGCAACGTAAGTGACCGTTGCGGTGCCTCCCGGCTTCATGGCGGTAAACGGAATCACGTTCGGCGTCGTCGCATCCGGCGATCCGATTTGAACGACCGTCGAATCGGACGACGTTGCGGCGATCGAACAGGATCCGGTGATGTCCGCTCCCGTAGCATCCAAGACTTGGACTGTCGCGGTATTAGCTCCAGTCGGGACTGTCACTGATTGGTCAGGCATTTTCTTTTCCTTTCATCGTGTATTGGTAAGTGACCTTGATTTCCGTCGGCACCGCAGGACCAGTTCCACCAAGCAACTGCTCGATGCGGTGCGAGGATTCGAGTGTGGCCTCGGCAACGGCGAGGCTGTGACGCGTGAGCGCGACAAGCGCCTGCGAATTCATAAACAGCGCGTTAAGCGTCGAATTGGCGGTCTGCACGTTTTGCAGAATTTCTTTTTCAACCGCGAGGATCTGCTCGAGCAGCGATGCCACGCTGTCGAACGGGACGGCTTCCGGCATATGTGCGCTCCTACTTGTGAATTTTGTTGGCGACCCAGCTGCCGAAGTTCCAGCCGAAACCTGCCAAGAATGCATACACAACAACAACGAGAGATTGCAGGGGAATGAAATGATCGGGCATTTTTCACCTCACTGCGCCGGAACCGGGTTGCCGACGTTGTCGACCCACGTGGCGTTGTCGTTCGAATAGATCCAATGCTGCGTCGTCGGATTGAACGCGAAATACAGATAACCGATGTAGCCCGGCGGCAGGTTGAGCGCGTTGTCTGGCGGTCCAGACGCTCTCGGCTTGACTACTACTGGCGGCTGCGGCGGCTTTGCTGTCTTCCTCATCCTTCACCTCACCGGAAGCCCGTCGAAGCTGAACCAGTTCGTTTCATCGTTCGAGAAAATCAGGTTTTGCGTCTTGGTATTCACGGCAAAAAATTTCCACGTAGCATAGCCGAGCGGCACTTGCGGATTGCCGGGCTGCTTCATGACCGCCTCTTCGATGGTTTCTTCTTTCACGTCACGCTCTTGCTGGATTTGCGGGAGCGTGCCTTCGTCTTCCTTGGTGTGTTGATAGGGCCGCTTTTTACCAACGGGCTTTCTTTCCATTTTTGAGCCATGCCTCTCCGTGGCCCTGGAGCGAGCCGAGCCAGGTTGCTTTGTCCGTTTTCGTGAAATCGACGTCGGCGGTTTTCGGCCGGCCGGCGACGGTTGTCCCCGTTCTAGGCCCGCCGCCGGCGGCGACTCTGCGCATTCCTGTAACTCCAGGTTTCCCGCCCAGATTGAAATCACGCAGAACTCGTTTGATCACTTGCGGCAATTTCTGCCGCGCTGCCGCAACAATGAACCCGACCGCGCGGCCATGATCGCCCTGGCCCATCACCGCTTTGTATCTGTCGGCATAGCCCGGCGCCGTGTTTACCGCCGCGGCAAGATCTTCGTTGACCTGTTTGCGCAGGCGGTTTGCCGTATCGACGCGCAGCTTCCTGCCGGCAAGCTCCTGGCGCAGCAGGCGGTTCGTGTAGGCCATGACTTGCGTATTCACGTCGGTGCGCACATGGCCGTAAAACCCGCGCACGCGTTCGGTCTGCATCTCCTCGCGTTCTTGCGCCAACTTGTCGCGATCGGCTTTCAGCGGATCCGGCGCCTTGGCCTTCGACGCAAAGTTGCGCAGCTCCATCAGAAAATTCTTGAGTGCGCCGAAATGCTTTGCGATGTCTTCGTAGCGTTCGCCGGCGATGGCGGCTTCAAGATCGTTCACCGTCCCGATCACGCCGCAGCGGTCGAGTGTTTGATACATCGGACTCGAGATGGCGCGATCGTGCGCCGCGAGATCGAGCGTGGCAAGCTTCTCAAGCGCCGGGCCGACCAGCATCTTGAAGCCGTCCGGATACTCCTGCGCCCAGGTATCGATCAGAACGGGATCGCCTTGCTGAAAACCTTCTTCCATCATCCGCGAGGCTTCGACTTCTTCGGCCATTTCGCGGATGCCTTCGGGCCCGCCGTGATTCTCGAGTACCTCGGCGGCGCTGCGCAGCTGCTGCAGGCCTCCAAGCTTTCCGAGCTCGGAGGTTTTGAACATCGCGTCGGTCAACTGGCGCTCGAGCCGCGGAAAGCGTTTTGCGAATTCCGGATTGCCGGCTATGAATTCGCGGAAAGCTTTTCTGAGCTCGGTGGGAAGAGCTCGGCTTGGCGGTGGTTCTTCTCCTCCTGGGCCTCCTTCCTCACCGGGAGTTTCGGACTCCGCACCGGGACTTTCTTCTTCCGTTTCGGTTTCTGCAAAGGTTTCTTCGCCACCTGATTCCTCCGCACCTGATCCATCTTCGATTAGACCTAGTTCTTCACCTTCGGGCATTGCTTTTACTCCTTCCCTGATTTTCCTGATTACTGAACAGGCGGCCGCGGAGCAGCTTCGGCGCCGGCGCCTGGCATGGCCGGCGGCTTCTGAGCTTTCGCGAGATCGCTCAGCTGGTCCGCTTGCTCGTCTTGTTGCAGTTTTGCGAGATCGAGAGTGATCCCGAACTTTTGTGCTGCCTGCACTTGACCTTCAGGCGGAAGATCCTTGAACGCCATTGACAGGCCTTCGCTGATCGGCTTTACCTGCGGTTGCTGCATCTGCGCTTGGAGCGCGGCAAGCGCGCGTTTATGCTCGTCAAAATGCAACCTGACATTCGCGAAGCCGTTTGGCTTTTCCGCACGAGCCTTGATGCCGGCGGGCAAATTCGCCCAGGTCTTAATCTCGCCCATTTCGTTCGCATGGTCGTCGAGTTCTTCGTCGATCGGGACGCTCGAGACGAGCGGCGGAATTTTCGCGATGGCTTCCGAGAGTTTTTGCTGCGCGATCTGAACCATCTCAGGCGGCGTGCCTGGCGGCGGAACGTTAGCTGCCATGGCTTCTTTGGCTTGGTCGAGTTGCGGATTCGGCACTGGCTCGGAATCCATCAGGATCATGATTTCCGCCGCTTGCTTCGAAGCGGCTTCGGCCGCCGGCACAACGAGTTCCGGAAGGCCGGTCTTATCTTTCGCGATCGCAAGATTCCTCGGCACCGCGAGGATCGCCTGAAGAATCGGATTTTGCGCCGCCGCAGCCATCAGCTGCGTCCAGACAGCGCGCTGCGCGACCCAGGACTCTGGGAAGTTTTCGTCTGTGTCCGGATAGCATCGGACATTGCCCTTCAGATCTTCCGGATTGACGTTGATTGTTTCTTTTTTCCCGCCGGCGCCTTGGAGCTCTCCGGACATCGGAGCGTTGCGAAACTTCGCGGCAGCCGCTACCGCCTGGCGGATGATGCGCGCGTAGCTGGCTTTGATATTTCGCCAGGTGAGTCCGATGCGGCCGAGCGCCTGGTCGCGCTGGCTGGCGATTCCGGAAGCGGTATCGTTCGCGCCGGTATTCCCGCCAAACAGTGCCGGAAACGCGCCGCAGAGGAATTGCGAGAATTCGCCAAAAAGATTCTGCACATAGATCAGGAGGCCTTCCGCCAGCTGAATCTGCGGCTCGACGAAGATATTTTCGGCCAAGGCTTTGTCGGCCTTCCGCTTCATCTTGAGATACAGTCCCGGCTTGATTTCGATTTGCTGAAGCGCCTCGGTGTCGACCGCTTCCGGATCCACCCACTTGATCGGTATTAAATGCATGAACGCGTCGTGGA